GTTAATGCATATACATTCTGTTTTTTATTTTTGGATAAAGAAAGGGACATAATTATGGAGCTATTGCAATTAGTTGAAAAATTCAAGGACGTTTTCAGCATAGAAAAAATTGAAGATGTTGTTGATGAATTAAAATCAACATTGTTAAATGCGGAAAAGTGTCGAAAGCTATGCGAAGATTGGATTTTAATATGTCCCGATTTAACAATAGATTATATGCAAATGATATTTCAATATTATTTTGCCGACCGCAAGGAAAAAATGCAAGACTACACACCGAAAAGCCTTGCGGTAGCGGTTGCAGAGTTATCAAAAACCAAAGATGAAAAAATTTGTTTAGATTTGTGTGCGGGAAGTGGAGCATTGACAATCCAAAAATGGAACGAAAATAACGATTTAAAATTCATATGTAAAGAATATGATAGTCGTGTTATTCCGTTTTTGCTGTTTAATTTGGCAATTAGAAATATTGACGCCGAAGTTATCCATTGTGATGTATTGTCAGATGAAAATTTCAAAACATACAGGACGCAAAAGGGTGATAGATTTGCAACGGTTAAAGAAGTAGATAAGAGTGAATTTAAAGCTGATTGTTGTATATCAAATCCGCCGTACAATATGAAATGGGAACAGCCGGTATTTGCACAATTACAGAATAGATTTTCACAGTGTGAAGTACCGCCGGAAAGTAATGCGAATTATGCGTTTATATTGACTGCGTTAGATGAAATTAATGGCAAGGCAAGTTTTATATTGCCGAATGGCGTGTTAAGCACTGACAATCAAAAGGAAAAGCAAATAAGACAGTATTTAGTCGAAATGAATTTCATAGAAAGTATAATTGTATGTCCAGATAAAATGTTTGAAGTTACGTCAATACCAACGTGTATTATAACATTTAACAAAAATAAAAAACATTCAACGATAGAAATGATTGACCTGCGACAGAGGTATGAAACGGAACAACGAATGCAAAACGGACAGTTTGGCGGCAAAAGTCACACTAACAGGACATACGCAAAAGAGGTCAAGATTATATCCGAAAGTCAGATACAAGATGTATTAATACAAATTGAACAGTACGGAAATATAGCGGGTTACTGCAAGGCAGTAAGCATTGAAGAAATAAAAAACAATAATTATGTATTGGTGCCAAGCCGATACATAGAGTTTGAGAATATAGAAAATGCACATAGACCGTACAACGAAATAGTTGCGGATATTAACAGAATTATAACTGAAAAAAATACTTGTAAACTAACAATAAACGAAACAATCGCCAAGTCTTTAGGATTTGACATTGAACTGTTCAAGCAGGACAACGGTACAAATAATGATTTCTCAAAATTGACAGAAAAAATATGTGGTGAAAAGATTGTAAAAAATGATTATTTCAAAACAACAAAAAATAAAAATGAAATAACATTCGCAAACAACAGCAAAGAAAATATTTCAAGTATTCTTATGATGATATTTAACACGTGGAAACAACACATATATTATCTAAACGTTGAAGAAAATAGATATTTGGCAGAGTTACGGGACGCACTGTTGCCGGAGCTGATGAGTGGCAAGATTGATGTAAGCAATATATAAACGGTAGAAAGGATAAAACTATGTTTGAAAGAATAAAAATATATCTACGAAATAGAATATACGAACGAGAACGCAAGAAGTTCATACGCAAATGGAACGAGGATAATAAAAATTGGTGCGAGTGTCGACATAAACGCAAAGCGTTTAAACGTGCAATGACAAAAAACGGTTATACGATGTAATCAAACAGAAAATGTGAAAGTGAGGTGATAAGAGTGACTGAAAAGCAAAAGTTGTTTTGTGAGGAATATTTGATTGATTTGAATGCAACGCAAGCGGCGTTAAGAGCGGGGTATTCGGAAAAGACGGCGTATTCGATTGGGAATGAGAACTTGAAGAAACCTGAAATTCAGGAATATATTCAAAAGCGGCTAAAAGAGAAAGAGGACGCTCTTATTGCCAAACAAGATGAGGTGTTAAAGACGTTAACCGCCGTTATGCGACGTGAGAAGTTAGAAACTGTTGTAGTGACGTGCAAAGCACGTAAATCACACTATGACGACAAGGGCAAGAAAGTCACTGACGAGGCGGAGCTACCGATATGTGTTGAAATACCGACAAAGGTGTCTGACGTAAACAAAGCGGCGGAAATGCTGGGTAAATATTATGCGTTATTCACCGAAAAATTAAACGTTGACGGTGATATGGACTACAGCATTAAAATTGATTACGGTGGTGAGGACGAATGAACAAAATAACAGTACCGTTCAATCCGATATTCAAGCCTGTACATCAATGTAAAAAGCGTTATGTTGTAATGAAAGGCAGTGCCGGAAGCGGTAAGAGTGTTGATACTGCACAACTGTACATATTGCGTTTAATGCGTGACAAGGGACGTAATCTTGTATGTGTGCGAAAGTCTGATATAACAAACCGTGACAGTACGTTTGCGGAGCTTGAAAGTGCCATAAACCGTATGGGCGTTGGCAGAGCGTGGAGAGTTACGCAAAGTCCGTTGTCGTTCACCTGTATAAACGGCAACAAGATTATATTTCGTGGTGTAAACGACAACAAGCAACGTGAAAAGTTGAAATCAATCACATTTGCGAACGGAAAATTAACGGACGTATGGATTGAAGAGGCTACGGAGCTTGTGCAACAGGATTTTGAAATTATAGATGACCGTTTGAGAGGTGAACTTCCCGACGGTCTTTTTTATCAGATAAAATTGACATTTAACCCTGTATCGTCAAGTCACTGGATAAAGAAAGTGTTTTTTGATATACAGGACGATAACGTCTTAACGCATCAAAGCACATATTTAACAAACCGATTTTGTGATGAGGCGTATCGACAACGTATGTTACGACGTAAAGAGGTTGACCCTGAGGGCTACAGGATTTACGGCTTGGGCGAATGGGGCGAAACAGGCGGATTGATATTCTCAAATTATCGCATTGAGGAATTTGAAACAGATATGAGCCGTTTTGACGCTATGGCGATAGGACAGGACTTCGGATTTAATCACGCAAATGCTATATTGACGTTAGGTTATAAGGACGGTGATATTTACGTTTGTAATGAACTGTATGTATACGAAATGGATACAACCGAAATTATCACTAAGGCTGACGGGAATTTCAGCAAAAGTCTTGTAATGTGGTGCGACAGTGCAGAGCCGGACCGTATAAAAATGTGGCGAAAGGCAGGCTATCGCGCAAGGGCAGTTGTTAAAAATCCGAACAGCATACAATCGCAGATTGACTGGTTAAAAGGCAGAAAGATACACATTCACCCGTCTTGCGTGAATGTAATCAAAGAGATACAGCAATGGCGTTGGCGAGTTGATGAAAAGTCGGGCGAATATACGGACGAACCTGTCAATGTATTTGATGACGCAATGGCGGCACTGAGATACGGCGTTGAGAGTTGGCGCAAGGATAAGAAAGCTAAAATCTATTCAAGAGAGGAGTACGGAATATGATAATTGATGAAGATATAGTCGCGGGCGGTGTGACACCGTTTATCATAACGAAATTGATTGAACGGCACGAGCGAGAGCGACAGAGATACCGATTATTGCACGATTACTATATGGGCGACCACCGCATTTTAAGCCGCAGAAAAAGAGGTAAAAACGTGGCAAACAACCGCATAATGTGTAATCACGCAAAGTACATAACGGATATGACACAGAGTTATCTTGTCGGCAATCCTGTAACGTATGCGGTGTCGGACGAATACGATATTGAGGCAATCAAAAACGAATATTTGGAACAGGATATGCCGAGTGTTGACAGTGAAATCGTAAAGAATATGAGCATTTACGGCAAAGCATATGAACTGATTTATGCGGACGAAAAGAGCAAGCCGAGAAGTGTCCGATTGGACCCGGAGCATACATTTGTATGTTACTCACAGTCGGCATTTGAAAAGCCGTTGTTTGCGGTGTATTACTACAAGAAATACGACCTTGACGGCTACTGCACAGGCAGTATTTGTCGTGTGTATGACGAATCGTTTATATATACATACACAGGTCTTGACAGCTATACGGCATTGTCATTGCAAAATGTTGAACCACATTACTTTTTTGATGTACCTATTATCGAATACAGAAATAATACGGAAATGCAGGGCGATTTTGAACAGTTGATAACACAGATTGACGCATATAATGTGTTGATGTCAGATAGAATTAATGACAAAGAGCAATTTGTTAATTCGCTGTTGTTTTTGTGTAATTGCGACCTTGACACCGAACAGGCAAAAAAATTATTGGTAGAACGTATTTTAATGGGTGACGGTGACGCAAAAGCAGAGTATCTGTCAAAGGTGCTGAACGAGGCTGATACAAAGGTGTTGCGTGACGACATCAAGGACGATATACACCGTTTGTCACACGTTCCCGACCTGTCGGACGAAAGTTTCGGCAACAATTTGTCGGGTGTGGCGATAAAGTATAAGCTGTTGGGATTTGAACAGCACGTCAAGAACAAAGAACGTAATTTTGCTAAGACGTTGAGAAAACGTTTGGAGATTTACAACAATTTCTTAGTGACATTAAACGCAATGAAAGAAGTGCCGTCGCACAGAGTTGATATAGGATTTACATATAACTTGCCTGCAAACGAACTTGAAATAGCACAGATGATTAATTACCTCAAAGGTCTTGCGTCTGACGAAACGTTGCTTGAACGTTTGCCGTTTATTACGGACGCAAAGGAAGAAGTTGAAATCGCACGCAGAGAGCAAGCGGAAAAGTCCGCCGAGGATATTCGTATCGCTGAAAGTTCGGCAAGGAAAGTAAACTACAATGAAGAGTAAGGCATATTGGGTAAAACGTGCCGTTGAAGTTGAAACATATTTACAATCGCAAGCGGACAGCGTTAAGGACGGTGTAATTAAGGCATATGAGCGAGCAATCAAGAATGTAAACAATGACATTGAGAAAACGTTTAAAGCCTATATTTCAACCGATATACCCGAAAAAGAGGCACGCCGATTAATGAGCATAGCCGACAGCGACAAGCAGTACGAAGAACTGCTTGAACTGTACGACGAAACAGACGACAAGACAGTCAAAAAGGAAATTCTAAACCGCATAAATGCACAGGCATACGGTGCGAGAATTAGCCGATTAGAGGGACTGAAACGTAATGTGTACATCTATTTCAGACACGTTGCGAATGAGGCTATAAAGGAACAAAAGAAACTGTATGACAGTGCGGTAAAGACGGCTTATTATACAAACATATTTGATACTGCACAAGGTTTAAACTGCGGTATTGATTTTTCACTTGTACCGCAAAAGGCGGTTAATATGGTATTAAGAGAGCCGTGGCACGGTCACAACTACAGCGAGAGAGTATGGATACACAATGACAGATTTATAAATGCCGTCGGACAGACGATCGAGGACGGTATTATCAGCGGTCACAGTGTAAGCCGTA